GGAAAGGCAATAGTAGAATCTGGAGGTCTACCAAACTGAGCGAAGCCTGTAAGGTGAGACTATCTAAAGGAAGTCTATCAGCTACCGATGAACAACTACTACAATCTGTTGTAGATGCCCCAAAGGAAGTGCAAGACGCACTAAACGAAATGCCTATTTAGTATGATATATCCCTTGTCCTACAAGATACCACTAATATGTAGGATAAGGTATATTTACTATATACTTATATATCAACTACTTAAAGGGTGGCAGGTGTTACCTACTATAAGTATAGAGAGGTGATAAGTGGCATGTTCCCCTAACACCCCTCAAAGACAAACAAGTAGTCACCGACTAGTTTAGTATAGTATATTACCTAGTCTAGCTAATAACATTGATGAGTAAGTATTCAGAACTCTCGATGACTAATCACATTTAGTAGACTAACTAATATACATATATAAAGAGAGTAGCAGCTTACTAAGTAATACATAAGCAATTACCTGAAAGGTCACCCACCTACTCTCTCTTCCCTAACATACTGACATATTATGTCATGTATATACATAGTATCTACCTATACATACTATAGTTACTATTGGTTTACTTAATACATACACCCCATACACTACATATAGTGTCTGTTTGCAGCGTATACCACTACATGTAGTACTTCAGGGGTAGGGGGTTGCCTAGGGAAGAAGGGGGGAGGGGCTAGGGGGTTGCTGGAGTAGGGGATTATACCCCCTCCACAGAATAAGGTAAGATTCTAGCATTGCACCAAAGTAGTGCAATAGAATACCAATAATACTAGTTACTATATGAGAATCATTATCATCTACTAACTAACTGATATATAACTGAATATGCCCTGTACGTACAGGACAACATAGAGAGGTAAATACTGATGGAAGATACAGAGTTCCCAAACACTGAGATTCGTATAGAGAACCTATATAAGCAGATGGATGAGATAACTACTCAAAGAGATAAGTATCGAGCTGAACGAGATACAGTTCAAATAGAACTTAACTTAACTAATAATTTCTTAGACAAGGTACTGAGTCAGCTAGGGAGTGGTTACTGATGACTGACTCAGAGAGACACTTAGTACAGATTGAAGAAAGACTAGGCAATACCCTGCTTGAACTAGAGAAGGTAAAGGGTAAGTATACAGCTCTTAATGCAGCGTACATAGCTCTTCTCGAGCAGCTCTTTGGTAATGAGGTTGAGGTTGAGGTAGAGGAAGGGGGAAGACATATCTTCTACAGCTCAGAGGATATACACTAGATGATTACCTTTGTTCAGTTCTGCGTACTCCTACTAGGGGTTGGTACGCTCCTTCTAGCTATAGATGCTTTAGCCTTCTTTGTAAGCTCGAAGCCCTATGAGCAGTTAGATAAAGAAGAGGATACACACTAGATGACAGATACAGAGATAGTAACGAAGGTGATAGAGCTAAGGGAAGACCTAGCTAAAGCCGAGGAGAGAGCTAGGATATACCAAGAACTGTATGAACAGGAGAAGTCTAAGAAGAATACAGTGACTTTACCTCCTCAGTATATCCCTCCTTCTGTGTATGGGCCAGTTCTTAATGACTGACTCAGAGAAAAAGGCTTCGCCTACGCAAGAGATAGCTAAGTCTAAGGGAGGAAGACCTCCCGGTTCAAAGAATAAAACAACTCTCTTTAAGGAAGCCATGAGAGGTGGCTTTGAGAACATACTAGAGAGAGATGGTAGTGTCCAAGGCTATCGAGGGTGATATGACCGCAGCTAAGCTCATTATGGACAGAGTCCTACCCACTAGTAAGGCTATCGACCTAGACGCCCTAGAGAAGAGTGCAGGGCTTAGTATTAGTATTAACGTGGGTTCCTTAGAGAAGCAGCTTAACCCGATTGATGTAGAAGCAGAGATAGTAGAGGAATAGAGATATGTGGGGATTCGGAGACAACAAAGAGAAAGACACGAGTAAGCACCCTCAGAAGAAGCTGAAGGGTGGTGAACAGACCACTCCTGAAGCCATTAAGAAGGCTAGGGATGTACGAGGTGGTTCAGCGTTAAAGAGCCGTATGTGTAAAGCATTTCCTAACTCAAAGGGATGTAAGTAGAAGTGAGTAAATCAGCTCATCTTCAGTTCACCCATGACTCCTTTACCTATATGATAGAGGTTGCTAGGGGTAATGTACCCGGAGCACAGATAATGGCTAGTCATGGGGAGCTTACTACCACTGGTGCAGTTGAAGACCATTTGATATGGCCTGTAGCTGGTACTCCTGATTTAGCAGTTCCTCCTGAAGAGGGTGTTCAGCTATCTATCGTAAGTGATAGCGTTAATGATGCAGTAGGTGGTACAGGGGCTAGGGTGTTAGAACTCCATTACCTCAATGGTGATTTAAATATACGGAGTGAGTCTATTCCCCTTGATGGGACTACTCCTGTCCTTTCAGCAGCTACAGACATACGGTTTGTAGAGTGTATGCACGTCCATGAGTATGGTGCTTTGAAGGAAGCAGATGGTAGTATTGATGGGACTCATAGTGGAACTACCTATACCTATATAGCTGCTGGTAAAAGACGTTGCACTAACTCAGCACGAAGAATCCCTGCTGGTAAACGGCTATTTATCCATGCCCTCTGCTGGTAAACGGCTATTTATCCATGCCCTATGGGGAGGTAGTGTCTCAGGGACAGCAGCAGCCTCTACTACAGTCCGCTTAGTTTCTACTCAGTTAGATAAACATGACTACACAGAGGATGCTATGACAATCCCCCATGCAGCTATATCAGTACAGGATAGCTCAGAGTCTCTTACTTCGTTAGCTGTAATGTCTTTCCCCGCTGGTACTGTAGTGGGTTTAGAGTGTACTACAGATAAAGGGGCTACAATTACAGCAGGGTTCGCTGGTTGGATTGAGAACGAATAATGATTAGATTACTTAAACGTATCTTTATACTCTTCCCTGTAGAGATGGTTGGCAGCGTAGTAGAGAAGATAGGTATTGCCTATAGTATCCTTTGGGAGTATCCCTTCCAGAAGGGCAAGCGTAAGGCTCAAGGAGTGTATAAGAGGCTAGAGAAGTAAAACGAACTGAGCGAAAGGGGGTTGCTCCCTTGTAGTGCCAATTCACTACTAGCTCACCTAATAAGACCTAATTGGAGGTTGATATGAAGAAATGTAGTACTTGTAAGATAGAGAAAGAGTTGGGTGATTTCCATAAGAATACGAAGCACAAGGACGGACACGCTAGTAAGTGTAAACCTTGTGCTAAGGCTTATCAGGAAGGGTATTATAAAGGTAATAAAGAAACTGTACTCTCTCAAAAGAGAAGTTATTATACAGAGAATAGAGAATCCGCAGCAGCCCAGATGAAGTTGTATCGGGATAAGAACAAGGAGTCTTTAGCTTCAGCAAAGAGAATATGGCAGTCAGAGAACAGAGGTAAGTGTGATGCAAATGGTGCTAGATATAAAGCAGCTAAGGGTAATGCAACCCCCGTGTGGGCTGATAAAGAAGCCATTGAGTCTTATTACGCTCTCTCCTCTTTTCTAACAGAATACACATTTGGTACTGGTTATCATGTAGACCACATTGTCCCGTTACAAGGTAAGAACGTCTGTGGACTGCACGTTGAAAACAATTTACAGGTTCTTAGAGCAGAAGAGAATATAAGGAAGAGCAACATTTGGCAAACCTAGATTTTAACTTACACAAACGTCAGCTAGAGGTCTTTAACTCTGACGCTAGGTTTAAAGTCTGTGCAGCAGGCAGACGTAGTGGAAAGTCATACCTAGCCGCTGTTCTCCTAATCCTGAAAGCTCTTGAGGAGGAGAACCAATACGGTATTTCCCTTAAAGGGAAGGAAGTTTGGTATATAGCCCCCACCTACGGGCAAGCCCGTGAGATTATGTGGGGTATGCTTAAAGAACTTGCCAGAGATATTACTGAATCTGTACATGAGAATAATAGTACGCTCACATTAGTGAATGGGAGAACCATTAAACTAAAGGGTTCTGATAGATATGACACGCTTCGCGGTGTGAGTTTAGCGTATGTAGTTCTTGATGAATATGCGGCTATGAAACCCGAAGTCTGGGATATGGTAGTTGGGCCAGCTTTGGCAGATACTCGTGGCGAAGCCTTGTTTATTGGGACGCCTGACGGTCGTAACCACTTCTACGATTTATGGACGGAAGCTGGAAGTGACCTAGATGAAGAATGGCAAGCCTTTCAATTTAACTCACTAGATAACCCAATCATTAGCGCAGAGGAATTAGACAAAGCTCGTAATCGTATGTCTGTTCAAGCCTTTAAGCAAGAGTTTGAGGCTAGTTTTGACTCGACAGGGGGTGGTGCATTTAGTCCAGATGATTTCCTCTACAGAGATGAACCATTCGGTAATGGTAATATCTATATTGCTGTTGACCCAGCCGGGTTTGGGGACGGGGACGGTCTTGTTAAGAGCGTAGCTAAGAAATTAGACGAAACGGCTATCGCGATTGTAGAAGTAAGTGAATCAGGTTGGTATGTACATGATGTAATACACGGACGCTTCGGGGTGAGAGAGTGTTCCTTACAAATTATTAAAGCTGCAAAGAAATATAATTGTGTTGCCCTTGGGATAGAGAAAGGTAGTCTTAAAAACGCAATAATGCCGTATTTGTCCGATCAAATGAGAAGACTTAATGTATATCCTAATGTTGTAGAGCTTACTCACGGCGGCAAAGCTAAGACTGAACGAATTACATGGGCATTACAAGGCCGCTTCCAGAACGGAAGAATCTTCTTTAAGAAAGGAGAGCCTTATGTAAGACCTTTAATAGACCAACTCTTAGGGTTTCCTAATAAGATGATTCACGATGATTTACCAGATGCTTTAGCCTATATTGACCAAATCTCGTCAGTTGGGTATTTTCAAGACGAGTTTATAACAGACGATTATGAACCTTTAGATATAATAGCAGGATTTTAATACATGGCAAACGATGTAATAGTAGATAGTGCAGATGATGACAAAGTCCCTGAGATTAATTCTAAGGACGCTAAGCTCGTAAGTTGGATTATGGGGAATGTTCTCCCTTGGGCTGACTACAGAGATAGCAACTATAAAGAGAAGTGGCAAGAATTCAACCGTATCTATCGGGGTATCTGGAGTTCTGAGGATAAGACTCGTACTTCAGAGAGAAGTAGACTCATTTCCCCCGCTACTGCACAGGCTGTAGAAGTGAGTGTAGCAGAGATTGAAGAGGCTGTATTCGGAAGAGGCAGGTGGTTCGATGTAGAGGACGATGCTGCTGACCAAGACTCTACTGATATGGATGTATTCCGTAATCAGCTAATGGAGGACTTAGAGAAAGCTCAAGTACCTCGGGCTATGTCAGAGATATTCCTTAATGCTGCCCTATACGGTACAGGTATCGGTGAGATTGTCCTTACTGAGCGTGAAACAAGAACAGTTGTTCCACAGAACTCCTTTGGTGTACAAGAGATGGAGTCTCAGCAAGGTAAGGAGATTGTAGTAGGGCTTGAGCCAGTACAGCCTGACCAGTTCGTTATCGACCCTGCTGCTCGTAGTATCTCTGAGTCTCTTGGTGTAGCTACAGAGAAGATGAAGCCTAGACACACTGTTACAGCTAAACAGGCTTCTGGGGAATATAACGAGGGTAAGCTGGGTTCTTACAGCGATACCCTAGACCTGATAGCAGATAATGAACTAAGTGGCTTCACAGGTGATTCTGATGAGGTTAAGGTTACTACATGGCATGGGCTAGTCCCTAGTGCTCTCATTGACCCTGAGTTAGAGGACGGAGAGGAGTTTGAAGACTTAGGCATCGATACTGACTACATTGATGAGTATGACCTAGTTGAAGCTATCGTAACAATTGCAAATGATTCTACTCTCCTCAAGGCTGTAGTCAATCCTTATGAGATGAAAGACCGTAGCATCATTGCTTTCCAGTACGACACTATCCCTAATCAGTTCTGGGGTCGCGGAGTAACAGAGAAAGCATACAATTCACAGAAAGCACTAGACGCGGAGTTACGGGGTCGTATGGACGCTATGGCCCTAGCTATCCACCCAATGATGGCAATGGATAGTACCCGTGTTCCACGAGGAGGTGATTT